AGTAAAGTACCCACCAGCTTCCGTCTGGTGTTTAATCAACATACTCTTAAAACGGTGGAGCTTCGACAGCTCCGCTTCTCGCACGAAGTGTTTCACGACATCGGGGAAGCTCTCAATCTCATGGCCCAGCTCAATGAAGGCAAGGTCCAGGGCATCGTCTCCGTTGGTAACTCGAACAGCCTTGCGGTAGTCGATGGAGGTGGGGATTTTACGCCCGATGCTATAGATCGTAGTTTTAAGTACGGTGGGTTCTTTCGGAATAAAGTGCCACGGGACTGCGATGAGTCGTCCAGTGAGACCAAATCCTTTGATCTTGTACGATCCCCCTGATAAGGGGTCGTCTCTTTCAATCGTAAAGACGCTTCTCGGACCCAGCTTGTTGGTCACTAGGTCCAGCCCGTTCTCGTCGGAGCACCCTTGTGCTTCAGCGGCGACGCGAACGTCTCGGGCTTCGTTCCAGGGCTCGATACCTGCGGACAACGCCATCTTGCGGGCGTTTTCCCGGATGCCGGCGGTGAACCGGACTTGGTTTCTCTTGAGGTGTTTAATAGTAGCAGCTTCACCGTAGGCTGCCGCTCCTCCTTCTGCTTGAAGAATCATCCCGACAGCATCACCGGTCACGCCGATGAGTGCTTCTTTCAGGACGGCACCGACCACGCTCCTCATGTTCAGGGGGTAGTAATCGATGACCTTCTGCAGGGCTCCGTTAGGGAGGGTCTTAGTGGTGACGTTCTCAGCGTCTCCTGCAATGCCAAAAAGGGAACGAATCCCCTTATATGCCTTGTATGAGAGCCAACAGGTCGCAAAAACGCCAAGGACCTTAACTAGGACCTTTTGGGCGGTGGTAAGTCTATCTCCCAGACAGACAGTTTCTGCGACGGTAGTTTCGTCTTGAGCTCTGGCTTCGTCCAGCTGGGCGGAAGCCTCTTGGGTGTCAAGCGGTCTACTGAAGTAATCTCGGACACACTCGTACGCGGTTGGGAGGCGATAGTAGGTGTTGAAAACCTGAGCTTCAGCCTCTTCAGGGAAAACAGGCGAAATCACCTCTTCTTCGTAGAGGTCGCCACCTCGCATGTACTCGTCGTGAGACATGTAGTGGGCATACAGATCGTGCTCCTCTTCGTAGAGGGCTCGACTGATGCGGCAGATGTCTTTCTCGTACTTCCACTCCTCGTAGTTGTCTTTGTGGAATGGGAAGCCGTCTCGGTAGATAATCTTGTCCATAAAGCACATATAGTACTTCATGCGGCCCGCCTGATCGTTGTAAGTGTCCATAAGTTGCCATGGTCTAAAAGGGACCTGGCCCCAGTAGTTCTCTGGGACGCAGATCATTGGCGTAGTGGGCAAGTGAGGAGCGCAGCTCCACCCGGCACAACAAAGGCAAGGGGAAGCGGGCGCCTCATCAGGGGTGAGTTGGTAACCTTGACGGAGGTCTTGTTCGATGCCTCTAGTCACGTGTTCACGGTACTGGCACCAGGCACGTAAATACCTAGAACTGGTTTCTCGCTCTACTCGACGTTGAGTGATGGCATGGAGCGGGTTATTGTACCTCACAGACGGCAGAAGGTCGATGAGTCCTTGCTCAGTAGCTGACTCTGGAACTAAGTTGGAAACGGTTCCATTGCCGCCCAATGGGGCAGGCACTTTGAGTGAGCGTTTGAACGGAACGACACCAACCGATTTGATGGACTGGTTCTTGTTGTCCCAGGCGTTGAACTCTGGGATCATTTCGAGGATCATGTCCTCAAAGGTCTTCATGTTCTTGTGAAGCCTCTTGTTCTCCATCTTGTCAGTACGGTAGAAGCCGTAGCGGTCCATATCCTCCAATTGTAAGTTGGGATCACGAACCACCACTTCCCACAATGCATTTCTGCGCCGATGTATGGCAGTGGGCTCTACGATCTCAGTAGGGTTGGGAAAGGGGTTGTTCGTCGTTGCGATGTAAAGCTTGGACTTAAACTGCTCTCCTTTTTCTTCCACTGCAGCCTTAGGAGGAGCAAATGGAGTCGCTGAGATGATGGCGATGAAATCTCTGAATTCAGAGTTGTCTGCACTCGCAGCCTTTGATTGGCCGAAGTCGTCAACAATGAACACAGATTGGCCTCTGTAGTTCGTGTAGTACTTGTCACAGGAACTTCTCGAATAGAGAAAGTTCTTCTTGTCAGTCGTCACAGTGCAGCCATGTTCTTCGGCGCACAGGTTGTAAGCGATGGGCTTGGTCAAAATGGATTTTCCTACTCCAGGCTTGGAGTGGAGCATCACGCAGTAAGGGGTGTCCCTCACGTGGTCCATGTGGCTGTTGTTGTACTTAAGAGCGAAAGTTGCTAGATCGCGGATCTTGGACCTCACGATGGCCAACTGAGCTCCTTGGGACTCGATTTTCTTGGTCATAATCCCGTTCTCTATCTGCAGCGCAATGGCCACCAGCTCGTCGATCTCTCTGCGAGTATCGGGGCTGTCGAGAACCTGTTCGTCTACAGTGGGGTCGAGCATGCGGCCCACACGAGCAACGAACCTAGGAAGGTCGATCTTCTCTCGATCCAACCAGCTTTCGAAGCCGGCGATGAAAGTGCCTTCGGGGAAAACCTGGATAAAAGCGCTCTTGATGTATTGAACGCAAGTCTCCATAAAGGATTCCAGGGCTGACTCAGCTTTCTTTTGGGCGATTTTAGCCGCGGCGCGTTTGTATGCGCTGAAAGCCAGATCTTTGACATTGGATGTAACTCCAGTGAGAAGAGAGGCACCTATCAGGGTGCCTACTCCGGCTGCCAATCCAGCGGTGTTCCAGAACTGAGATGTTGTATCTAGTGCGGGATCATCGCCTTCCATGTCAGCCGACACAGCTGCAAATGAACCTTCGGGTCTGTTCGTCCCAAGAGCCCATCCAATCATGATCTTAATCGTGGTCCAGATTTGAGCCAAGAATTCGGTGATGTTGTCGAGCACGGTTGTATAGTTCACAAGGATCTTAAGGATCTCGAGGACTACCGTGGACACTTTCGGGACCAAGCCTATGGAGGCTATGGCCAGGCCAACTTGTGTCATAAGTTTGGTCCTGTTTACTTCGAAAAAGCCAGACACGCCAGCAACGGTCTCCTCGGAGAGCGTGGCCATGCGTTCGGCAGAGACGGAGATCCTGTGGATAGAATCTACCGCCTTAGCCCCCAGGTGGTAGGGAGCTGTGATGGTATCGAATAGGCCTTGTTGTTCGGCCTCTGCACCCAGAAACTGGTCGAACTCGGAATCTCTCACCTTTCGGGAGTCTTTCCGAGCCAGAGCCTTTTGAGCAGTCTTCGCCTTTGAGATTTCTCTCTCAAGCTTGTTCTGCTGTTTCTGCAGGTACTGGATGTTGGTCAGAACCTTCGGTTTTCGCACCGGTCGGTATCTGATAGAGGGGGTCTGGTCTTTCCCAGCGTCAGTGTTCTTAGCCACCATCAGTTTTGAGCAAGACATGTTTAGTAAAAGGGGCCTAGTAAACTTTTCGCCGTATATCGCTAGAGTAATACTTAATCCCGTGTTAAGGCTAAATGCGACCCAGTCAGACTGAGCCATCACGCCGCACACCGCAATCAAAAACGCGCACACACTAGTATCAGGGCAGCTAGTTAGTGCTCTTGGTTATCTCCTTCTGGTTCCCACATTAGATACAACTACGGTTCCAGGTCCTCCACACCGTACCCTCGCGGGTCTATAGGATAGGATTAAAATGGTCGCATAGCGCTCAAAGTAAACTCAGCTTGCGTGCTTCCACGACATTTCTGCCGCGCCCAGTTGCTCCTGGGGAATTACTACTAATAGGTACACCGCGGGCCTTAGACAAGAGTCTATACCGACATCCTTATTTTCATGTGATTGAGTAAGAGATGAAGTGATTGTACGCTACAAACAGGGTGACTAATATGTTTACATCACAGTCGTCACTTGTGAAAACGCCCTTCCTAAAGTGCGCGAAATCATTAACCCTAGTTCTTAGGGGATGGAAACGAGAGATCGCTCCGTTCCCGGAGCGACCAACCAAGAGAAGCGAAAATCGTCGGCTGCAGTTCGATATGTTTCGAAATGGTACAGCTGAGGAGTTTCGCTCTCCACATGAGCACGAAGCCCGGTCAAAATAAGAACTCCAGTGGAGAACACTTCTTCCGGGTATGTACGAACTGATTGGATGGCACACTGAGAGTAATTAGAAGTAAATGGACAAGTAACCTGCAAGGCCTGTTGTTGACCAGTGCAAGTCATATGAGAAGCTAATGAACCATAAGAGCCTAAGTTTGTTTCAATAAGAGGTTGACGATCTATATCGTCCTGTAAAAGGGGATAGAAAGTAGCTTTTAAATTAACGGCGTCTCGAGAAATCGGAACAAAAGAGTAATCGATTCCTCCAGACCAGAAAACATAGGACTGGCAGGCCATCGCCAAACCATCCTGTTGAGGATTTAAGGAAGCTGGGCCGATGCCGAAGCCTTCAGGAATATTAATGAGTTGAGCCTGCATGGTGTACATAGGATTAACTATAATTTGGACAGTGAAGGTGTCATATCCATCTCCAGTGTCCAACCAACGAACAGACCAGATGCCTTGATAACCCGCCCTTCGGCAGGGGTCTCGTACATCTCCGACCGCTTGATTGGTCATCTGACATGGTTGAACTGAAAAATTGGAATTGACAGGTTCGGTTCCTCCTTGAGGAGAAAATTCGGGCTCGTCTCCTTGCATCTCTGCAGGTGTGGCGAGAGCGGGTGGGTAGTTGGTATTGACTACAAACTTCTCGGGGAAAAGGAAGGGATCATGCATGAGGGACTCGCAGAAAAAGTTATCTGCAGAGCACACCCACACATTGCAGGGGATAGAGCTAGAAACAGCATTAGTGATGGTTAAACGAGTAGCCACACGGACAGTTATCCAGCCCATAATGGTTCTGTCATCGGTCTGATCGTAATTGACTTGCGCCCAATCATACCACGACTTCCTCGGTATTGTTGAGGACCATTCAGGGGTGAAGGAGAACTCTTTCTGTCCTGCGACATCGAAAATTTTAGAGTTGGCATTAGTAGCCTGAGCGAAAGTTTCAGAACCTCGTCCTGAGTAGTCGTTAGGGACATATGTACAATAAAGTTTGCCGGTGTGGATAGCTGAAGGTACAAATTGGAAACGGAAAGTTAATGAGCCGCTCCAAAAACGAAAGCGCGAAGATATAGAACGTAAAAATGTTGAATATGTGCGGTTATAAGTTGCTGGGACAGGAACGTTAGCAGCGTTGTTGGCATTATCGGTGATGTTAGCATACTGACATAAGGCAGGAGTAACGGGGAAAGTGGCAAGAACTGCTCCCGGTGCTTGAGAGTCCGACCAGTTAAACTGGGTGAACATCATCGGGACTTTCATGATGTTGGCGAATTTGAGTTCTTCAGGGCCAAAACAGGAAAAAGAGTTGTCAGTCTGGCCTCCCATAGGGGCAGCATCCAGACGGACGTACGGAGCAACCCCTTG